GTCGATTCCGGTGAGCCGGGAGCTGCGTTCATGCCATTCACCAACGGAAATGTCGTATTCCCAAGTGGCCTCCTCAGTGGGGAAGGTCAGCGCCCAGAACAGGTGCCCTTCGTGGTAATAGGACATGCTGAAAGCATCGTCCACCACCGCATAGTCCTGCCATCGCTGTTCGATGGCATGGGTCGAAACCCGCTGCGGGGTCAGGTCGGCAAGACGCCGCGCAATCCGCTTGTCGTCAAACCACCACAGGGTATTGTCAGCCTTGATCGGAGATAGTGGCGCACCACAACCCGCCTCGATCAGCCCGTTTTGTTCACGCAGGAACGGGAATCCCCCAGTACCGGCGTTGTACCAGATTTCGATGCTTTCCTTGCCGAACAGGAAAATCTGCCGGTGATCGACAATCGCCCTGAGCAGATCATCAGGTAACCCGATGGCAACGTCGAAATTGAGCGGGTCAATGGTGCCCGCATCGACATACGCCCCAGTGGTATCCTGAAAATACTCGCTGGCAAAGAAAACCGCACCAGTCTTTGCGACATACACCATGAAACCGTCGATATAGGCTACGTCCATCGCACCAAAATCAGTGAAGGTCGGATCGTTGATTGGCACCAACGCATCGGTATAGATGTACGCATTCGGATACCTGACGATCACCAACTCAAATCCATTGGTCGCCATGTGTACCGCACCGGACCCAGCAACGGTTCCTAATGCGGTATAGGTTCCCTGTTCGGTCACGCTATACAGGATGTCTCCAGACACCACGTAAAGCATGTCAATGTGCTGGATAAATCCATTTACCGGGCCGGTCGGCAAGATGGTCCAGTCAGCAATACCGGGTGACCTCAACAGTGCAATCGGAACCTTGCTCGGCTCTGGAACCGACTCCACAAAACAGTTCAGCAATCGCTGCGATGCCAGTTGCTTCGACCTGTGCGAATAGGAGTGGTAAGGGAGTACTAGGTCCATCAGAAGTTTTCTACCTCTACATTGTTAGCCACATACGGCAAAGCCAACTGCCGACGCAACCGCCGTTCAGCAGGACTGACAGGCGAACTACCAAATACTCCCTCGATCTTCACCACAGTCCTTCTGGGTTCCTCCACACCAAAGTCATCGACCAGCATGCACGCCAACATGTCCACCAGAATAGGCACTGCCCATTCCGGCACATCATCGGTGACACTCCAGGTCATCAGCCCCTCGGTCAATAACTGGTCGTGGAGACTGACATAGGCATCGCCAATCAAATCTCCATCGGAAGCATCCAGCGATTCGTCTGCTCTCAGGATCTCCAGTTTGGCCCCGGTGCGCTGGAACAGATCAGCCAGTGGGATAGCCATTACTGTGCCGAGTAGTACAGGAACGTCAGGTACTGGCGACCATTCTGATGACCGGTTGCTCCAGTGGTTGTAGTCACCGTCACTTCAGCCGGGGCCGTCAATACCAACGGCGTAATCCAGTAGGACTCCTGACCACCCGCTGAGGCGAGTGAATTGGTAGCGACAACCGTTGTGGAGCCGATCTTGATGGTCTGCCGCAATGCAGAACCGCTATCAAGGTCAGCAACGACATTCAAACAACCGATGACAGTGACGCCAGTCGGAAGATAGCCAAAGCCAACTATGTCATTGGCTTCATCAGTTTCCGCTGTCAACCAGTCGTGATGTAGAGTCTGTGGAGTCAAGGCGACATTGGACAGTTTGTTCCCAAAATAGATCGAATTGGCCGGGGAGGCCACAGTAGCTGCGGTCATTGTTGCTCCTAGGATGAATAGTAGAGAACCGTAATACGCACATCTCCGGCAGCAATGGTCGCTGCGACAGTGGTCACCTTCATGTGTACCAAAGTAGGTTCAGTGGTCTCGGTCGGAATACAGGCATAGAACTTGATGGTGCCCGCCTTGCCCGTATCAATTCCTGTGACCAGTGTGGTGCTACCGAGAATCAGGGACTGGATGATCGCCGGAGTGCCGGTATCCAGATCGTCGGAATCAACCTTGAATCCGATGACAGTTACCCCTCCAGGCACGTAACCAAGTGCCGTGGTGACGTTCTTCTGCAATTCGACGACGCTCAGGGCTTTGGTGATGGTGTGGCAACACATTGCTTTATCCGAAGTCTTGTTGCCTAGATTGGCAGATACGCTGCCGTCAATCGGATAGGTCGCGCCCTGAGTAAGAAGAAGTGGAGCGTTGCCAGTTACGGCAATACTGCCAGCCAGCATAGGTTCTGGAAAATCTGCCATGTCGTTACCTCACAAATAAATGGGGGCCGTGTTGGTCCAGCCCCCCAGAACCACCGTGAATCAGGCGTCAGCAACCGCCGCATTGAACAGTGTGAATACGCCGTGATCGACGAGATCACCAACGTCAACACCGGACTGCTTGCCGAATACCATCTTCCGTACCCCACGGATTTCCTGAATCGCAACGCCATTCTGCGCGCCGTAGTCAGTTGCATCCGTGCGAGTGGTCGTGCGTTGCGCCCATGCCAGTGCAACCGCCTGTGCGCCGCACAGGTAGCTTGGAGCAACCTGGATAGAGCCAGCACCGGTCGCACCCTCGACTGCGATTTCAGGGACTTCCCTGATAATCACGCCGTCATACATCAGGTCGCCGTCATGGAACAACGGATTGGCATTGCTCCGTGGCTGCGCGTTCTGATGGATGGTCGCAAGGCTCGACTTGAGATCCCTGAAACTGATGCTGTTCGCAAACATCACGAAGTACTCTTCACCGGAAGCCAACTCGATTGGCCGAATTGCCGGAGAAGCCAACTTCGCCCTGCGCTTTGCCAGTGACACGACATCATAGGTCAACTTGTCTGCCGTGTTGTCGATGTTGCCGAGAGCAGCCGAGTGATCCGTGGTGTGATTGCTCAATACCGCACCAAACAGTACGCGGTCAGTGTTGTCAACTAGCCACGTATCTTTCTGCGCTTCACTCGAACCGGAGGTGCCGTTACCGTTTCCGGTCTGGTAAAGGATGCCGTTGATGGACCCCATAGCATTGATGATGTCAGTTCTCATCTTCTTCATCGACCACGACCGGAGTTGTGCCCGTGCGGCATTCCTCAGATCAATGGTGGATTTCTGCTCGTCCCATTCGTGGAGCGTGACAGCGTGACGGAACAATCCGACGCTGACCTTGAACGAACGAGACATCAGTGCTTCCTCAGCACCGACCAGGGCTGTATTGCCGGTGACACCCGAGCCAGTCAGATCGTTGACCAGAGCATAGGTGACTGAATCGCCGTTCTTCTTGGTCAAGTCCTGCTTGACCTGGATCATGTCGTATTCCGACATGCCCATATATGGCGAGAAAATATGGGCGCGAACGTAGCTGGTGAAAAACTTGTCATCCCATTGCTGGGGGGTTAGCCCAGTCTGGGCAGTTGTGGTCGTCATGTGTCTCTACCTCGATTTGGTAAAATTTCCTCAAGCGGGGTCGGTCCAGCCCATGCTGACCCGGTAACCCCCGCACCTTTGGACGGTTCCGTGTTGAGTGATTGAGGAATGTTGGAAGTCCGGGCCAACCGTTCGGCCACTTCCTTTTCCACTTTCTGCCTGATTTCAGTCTCGATACGCTGGCGGTAAGCACCAAGATCGCCCCCGACTTCCCGCAATTCCAGTACGGTCTTGCCCTGCCGGTAGATGAACTCACCAGGATCAGGAGCTTCCCGCAACTGGGTTGCGATACTCGGGTTCTTCTGGGCTTCCTCTGCAAACGCAACGCGCACCTGATCGTAGTCCGTATGACGCGATCTGGCGGCACCCTCCGTATAGCGAAAGAAGGTCTCGCGGGCCTTCATCTCTGCCTTGGCAAGCAGTTCATCTTCCCTGCTGTCCAGTTCAGACTTGATGTAAGCCTTTGGATCTTCCCAAATATCTGGTTGCGGTTCCTTCGGCAACTTGGCTTCTGCAGCCTGACGCCGTTCCCGTTCGGATAACAGGGCGCTCAATGGCACCATGTGATCCTCATCGGGCTTTTTGACGAACCGACCACCCTCATCCCGTTCTCGTGCAGGCGACGCACTTTCTCCGCCCTTGGCAGCTTCGACAACCACTGCTGGCTGCTCTACTACTGCCTCGATTGGGGTTGTTTGAACGACCGTTGGTGCAACCTCTGCGGTTACAACTTCCGGTGTTTCGCTATTCAAAAAAAGGTCAAGACTGTTTTCTTCAGACATATCACTCTCCTGTGACGTAGGATAAAACGAGACACCCGTTAAGCCCGGTGACGGCTACAAACGCCCGTTAGTCCGGCGACGACTTTTCTATAGGCTCTCTAGCCTCTCTGGCTGCCGTGGTCAGAGCCACCGCAGCCTGAACATCATTTTCATTTGCCTCGGAGATGGTCTTGCGAACATCTGCAAGCGCCTGCTCCTTGGCGATCTGCATGGCTTCTTCCTGAAGCCGCTGCGCCTTCTGTTTCTCGGCAATGACCTGTGGATCATCACCACCGGCCAGCATGTCCATGTACTTCTGCTTGTTACGGAGCATGCTCGCTTCGACATATGCCTTCGGCGGAAATACCACACCGGCCTTGGCGAGCAATACAAACTGCTCGAACTGCTCGGCCTGGATATTCACCGTATCCGGCGATTCGTCGATGATGATGTCTACATCCAACTCGGCAAGGTTGTTCTTGATAACCACGATCTGCGACATCGGATCCTGGGCAATTTGTTGCACCATCTGTGCTTTCTGTTCAGGCGGCAGGTTGGCTTTCGCCAGTTTCTCCGCTTCAACCTCGCCTTTGGTAATGCGCTGGTTGAGTGCGACGAACATCATCGCGCCTTCTTCATCTCGTACCCGCACCCACATTTCCTGATCCCAGAACTGCCGTACCCGCGACCAGACATGACGCATGACCCGGCGCTGGAAATACCGCAGTGAATCCAGATAGACGCCCAACTGTATCGCACCACCTTCCTGATCCAGTTGCTTGGCTCGACCACTCAGATTCCCAGAAACACCCTGCAGGGCCGCATTGGGGCCGGTTACCGCCAAAGCGTTCATCGCATCCAGAAGCAACCGGAATTGCCCTTCTGCCATATCGACGTTCGGGACCACATCGAACCGCATTCCGGGGGTTACTTCGACATACCCATCCGGCTTGGCAATCTCGCGGCGTGCGGTATTCACGTCATCGACAGCACCCTTCTCGGCAACGATGTTGCGCGTGGACAGAATGTGCAATGCCTTGCTGCGCCGATGGTTGATCTCGTCCTGCAGGGTCTTGTAACGCCGCACGATGCCATAACGACCACCTTCGTTATCAACGTACAACGACTGGGCAACGATGCAGCCCTCACGGACTCCATCTGGATCTACGTAATACGATGGTTTGGCATCCTCAAGCATCCCACCCTTGAACCAGACCGCTCGCCACCATTCGCCGCCCTCACGGTAGTAGGTCTCAAAAACCTGTACCCGTTTACGTCGCCCGTCCACCCACCGTGGTCGATCTTCAAAGGTCTCCGAGTTGGCAGAATTGACCATCGACTCAGTGATTAGATCAGCCTTGTCCGGCCACCGCTGCTTGGCGACCTCGGCATCCATCCAGGTAACAATCCCAAGGAATGAGGCATCGCTGAAATCAGCTTCGCGTGAGAACGGATCGAAGTAAAAGCGATCCCAGCGAATCTTGCGGATCACGACCTTGACGTACTTCGGACCCTTCTCGGCAACAACCTCGCAAGCCCCATAACCCTCGACCAGCATGTTTTCAGCAACCTGCGACTTGATCTGCTGAAACTCGTTGCTGTCAGCAACAAACCGCAGTGCATCCGAAGCCGCCTCTGCGGACTTCTCATCCTGTGGGTTTCTCGGATATGCCTTTGGGTCAGTTCTGGTCCGACGTTCGAGCCCCAACAGGTGCTCAACCTTGTCCTTGATCCGGTTATCAACAATGGGAGCCTGGTTCCTGGACCTGAGCGTTTCCAGTTCTTTAGAGGTCCACTGGATACCATCGTAATACTGGCGATGCAGTTCGGCTTCATCACGCGCCGCAATGGATGTCGGGTTATCCACCGCCTCGGTAAACTGCTTCTGCAACTTTTCGAGGATCTCTACATTCTCCAAGTGTGCTCCTGATTCGATTGCTCGAACAGCCGGTCGTAACGATCCTTGGGCCGCTCTATGATCTTGGTGGTCGTGGTGGCCGGATGCGCCTCATCAATGACCCTACCCAGCAGACTGAGCATGTCCACATCGTCATCATTCAGTCCTGCCGGGAAACTCAGGAGCTGCGACAAAATGCTGTACCCCCACTCGTTGTTTGGAAGTTTCACCTTGCCCATACTGGCACGGGCCTGAATCGCCCGCGCTCTGGAAGTCTTGTCTGCAATCGACGGCACCCAGTCCACCCGACAAAACGCTTTGCGCTCACGCATCCGTTTGAGCAAAAAGGGTTCTATCGAACGCCTGATCGGCCCACCTTCCCCGAAGAACGCCATCGGCTTGTTTCTCAGGATCTGGTGACAGATTTCGTCAATCCAGTGATCCGCAGAGGTCTGCCCGGTCCAGTAATCAATCGCCACATAGATGTCGTCGTTGGCATCCACCCCATGAGTGGCAATGCTGGTAAAGTCACCATCGTCCTCGGTCACCGCAAAGTCCGAAGTCATGTACTTTCGGCACTCCGGTAATTCCTTCGGGTCATACCATCCAAACCAGTTACGCTGGAAGAACGTACCCTCATCCGGCATCGGCTTCTGCTGATAGAGCGCAGAAAACTCGCGCTCTCCAATCACCGCACGGGTCCGGTCCAGTTCAGAACGCGGATACCGCTCCGGCCATAATGCTTCACCCTTGTCGTTGATGGCCGGAAACTCGATCAGTTCCCATTTCTCACCTTTCTGATTTAGAATGCGACCGGCAAGATCATCGGGCGACCATCGTGTCTGTGTAAGAACTATGGATGCCTTCGGCATCAGTCTGGTGTAGGCAGTCGAACGATACCAGGCCCACAGAGCGTCCTTGACGGTCTTGCTGTCTGCCTCACGACGATCCTTGATCGGGTCGTCGATGTTCAATAGATCAGCACCGCGTCCGGTAATGGAAGCTCCAACACCCGCAGCGACATAACTGCCGCCGTGATTGGTGTGCCAGCGATTTGCGGCCTGACTGTCCTGTGCTAGTTCAACTGCCGGAAAGATCGCCTTGTATTCTGGAGAGTTCACCATGTTGCGAACATCTCGACCGAAATCAACGGCCAGATCGGTTGAGTAACTAGCGCAGATCACCTGTCGCAATGGGTTTCTACCCAGATACCACGCCGGGAACCTGCGACTTCCCAACTCGGACTTACCCGTTCGTGGAGGAAGAAACAACATCAGCCGGTCAATGTCGCCACGTTCGATGGCTTCCAGCGCCAGACAAATCCGCTTATGGAAGTCAGCCGCCACATAGTACGGATTCGTCAGCGTCGTGAAGGCCAGTAACTCGTTTCGTGCAGCCCTTCGGTCCAGCAGGATTTGTGCTGCCTGTGCCGGGGTAATCAAAGTTCGTTCACCGCAATGTACAAAGTGCGCTGCAGAGTCCTACCAACAGCGGTCACGATGGTATTGGTCAGGGAGTTGATTGCTCCAGCAGTCCCACCAGATACAAACACCGTGGTTACCAGCCCGCTGAACAAGTTGCTGTCTATCGTCAATCCATCCGAACTCCAGGTTGAGGTCAGAATGGCGTCATTCCCCAAGTGGTGCCATGACGTAGACAAGTCGATCACATCACTGGGATCTTTCTCGTAACTGGGTGCCCGGTTGTCTGAACTCGCTATACCGTAATCCACTTCATCTCCTGGGTTTCCTGAATCGCTTTTTCGGTTTCGACTTCAAGACCACGTTGTAACGATTGACCCGATGCGGCTTCAGACGCCGTGGCTGCGGTTCGTAATCCAGAACCCGTGCCCGTGCCAGAATCCGTGCCGGTCCAGAACTCAACAGGATCGGCGTCACGCCATGATGGATGTTTCCACCAGTCGAGGCCGGACCCGACTCCAAAGTACCAGAACCGGTAACAATCCGTGCTGCACTGCCGACAAACAATAGCGGTGGCTGAGATTGCAGTACACCACTGCCAACAACCTTGATATGCGCGGTCGCACCGGTTGATGCACGGCCACTCAGCAATACTCCGCTAGCGGGCCAAGTAATGACTCCGGTAAGTGTCGGGCCAATACCGGTGATCGTCAGCGATCCGGTCCCCGGACTGAACCGGACATCGAATGCCAGTGACGGCGCATATCCGGTGATAGTGATAGCACCAACATCCGGCTCGGCATTCTGACTAACGAATGCTTCCGGCGCGTACCCGGTGATCTCCAGCGTTCCGGCATCCGGCGTTGCCGTGAGGAAGTCGTTGATGGACGGTAAACGACCCGTCACAGTCATCGAACCGGCTGGAATCGACCTTACGTGGTCAATCCCCAGTTCCGGCAGATAGAACGTGAACGTCAGTGCCGTCACCGGCATCTGGAAGAACCGATTATCCAGATGGCTCGGAACCGGTGTCAGACCGGTGATCGTCAACGAGCCCTTCGGAACCGGTATGTAGTGATCGCCCTGCTTGACGATCCGCGCACCATCAGAGGTCAATGTGGCGCGTTCTGAGAGCAGTTCGTCACTGCCACTCAGGACAATCGGCGCATCTATCCTCGGCGCATAACCCGTAATCGTCAGGACCGCCTGACCGGGTTCCCTAACACCGATGGTCGGTTCAAGATTCAGCCCAAGTCCGACCAACAGACCGGGACCACCACCACCAGGACTGGGGATAGTGGTCGTCAGATTCAGCGCCAGCGGCATCGACAGTCCGGGGCCGAACCCTATCGGACCACCGACTCCTAGTACCGCTATAGAGGGCGCTGCACCCTGTATCGACAGCACTGCCTGAGCTGGCGACTTTGACA